GCATTGGCATACCAGCAGGAGTTACCGTATGAGCTTAGAGGAAATCAAGGAGTCTTACTCCAACTTATCACCGAAGGCAATATTTCTGACGCTTTCAATAATCTTGCCAGCGATAGGTGGGACAGGTTACGTAGGGATAACGACTTACAATCGTGTTATAGCTGCGACTGAAGCAATTGAGGCAGCAAAGCCTTATGACGATGCAGAACTACGTGCAGAAGTGAATGCGTTAAAGGTTCAATTATCTGCACAACAAGCATCAGTCAATGTAGTTAAAGACTCTATGGTGACTACATCTAATCAGCTCGTATCTATGCAAGAGAAGGTATCTAACGCTATCGGTACAGCTAACGAAGCCAAGGCTATCACTAACGGCAACGTGCGTGAAACTTCAGCATCTTTATTAGGTGTGCGTGAAGAGATGAAAGCCACCCGTGAAGGTATTGAATCACAACTTAAAGCACTTAAACGTGCTACATCTAACCCGTTAGGCAATTAAGGAAAAATTATGTTATCAATCATATCAGGTCTATTAGGCATCGGTTCTTCTGCCTTACCAAGTTTATTAGGTTTCTTTCAACAGAAAGGTGACCAAAAGCATGAAATGAATATGGCTCGTTTGCAGACAGAACGTGAAGCTGCTATGGCTGCTGCTGGCTTTGCATCACAAGAAAAGATTGAAGCTATTAAGTTAGACCAAATTGAAGTGCAGACTTATACGCAAGAACGTGAGGCTCTTTATGCTCACGACATGAAAATCATGGACAAGGCATCGCAGTCAACGGTTGATTTAAACGCTAGAGTACGACCATACATTGCATTTACTTTTGTTGGCTTGTTAGTTCTCGTAGACATAGTAGGTCTTGGCTGGGCTATTTATACTGGTGTAGAATTTACAACTGCTATGGGATTAGTATTCTCTGATGACGAAATGGCTATAGTGTCCAGTATAATTGGCTTCTACTTTGGCTCACGTCAATGGGAAAAGCATCGTGAAGGCAAGTAAAGAACTAATTAAAATGTTGAAGCACCATGAAGGTGTTAGATACAAACCATACCAATGTCCGGCTAAACTCTGGACTATTGGTGTTGGTAGTGTTTTATATCCAGAACAGGCTAAAATACCATCAAGCATAGAGGGAATGGCTACTCGTAAAGCGTACCCTTTAAAGCCTGAAGACAACCGCAGATGGAGCGAGGAAGAAGTTGACAAGTTATTGGCTAAGGATGTCGCACGATTTGAACGAGGGCTTGCCCGTTATTTACCTATACGACTTTCACAGAATGAATACGATGCTATTCTTAGTTTTTGCTTTAATCTTGGTCTTGGCACATTTCAGAGGTCAACCCTCCGTCAGGCGCTTTTGCGTGGCGATAAGATCACGGCTATACAGAGTCTACTCAAGTATAACAAAGCTGGTGGCAAGGTCTTAAAAGGCTTGGACAATAGACGTAAAGACGAAGCAGCATTATTTAATAAACAAGGATAAGTTATGGCGCTAACACAACAACAATTTATGCAGCTAATGGGTGGCAAACGTGAGCCAGTAACGGCATCCCTTGCATCTGTGTTAGATCTAATTAAAAAGCCATTAGACTACTATGCTGTAGATAAACGAGTGCCATTAGTAGGCGGTCAATCAGCAGCAGACTTAATTGGTCTTACTGGTACACAGTCATTAGTACAAGACTTTAGCCAAGGCAAACCAATGATGCGTGATGGTATTGCTGACGAAAGATTTATTGATGCTGCCAGCATGATTCCTATGATTAAACCTGCTGCAATTGGTGCTGGAAAGGCTGCTAAATATTTAGGTAAAGAGGCATTGCGCCAAGGTTATGAAGGTACTGGATTGCTAGGTAAAATTGCACCAGATATGAAAATGTATGCTGTTCCAAATAATTCACCATTTGTTCCTAATGTTAAAGCAGGTGAAGAACTGATTGTTCATCATAATATACCAGCTACAGGCTTATTAAATGTAGATGAATTTGGTGGTAAATTAGCAGTACCAAGTTTAGGAATATCTAAATCATCAATGCCTTTAACTAATTTTGGTGAAATATCACTTATTGGTTCTAAAGAAATGGCTATTCCTTCTGCTAAAAATCCAGTATGGTCATTTGATGCTTATACAAAAAGATTTCCAAAAATAGAGATGCAAGGAACAAAAGCCGGAGAACAAATTATTAAAAATGATTTTATAACTCCTTATGGTAAATTTGCAGAAGAAAGAGATGTTATTAATGGTGTAAGTGAGCTTTCTAAAAATTTAAGAAATAATATAGATACAACATCTGGGAAAATAAGATATTTAGCAGATATTAAAGAACTGCCAAATCCAGATACTTTTAATTCTTATTATGATTTTTTAAATGCTGCAAGAGATAAATTTAGAAATTTAGAACAAACAAATCCTAATTTTCAAGATAATTTTAATTTGTGGGCTAAAAATAAAATTACTAATTTAAACTCTACTGGGGAGTTTAAAGATGTTATCTATGCAGGAACAAATAATCAAGGCAAACAAAAATATATTCCAGCAACTATGGATAATTTTATTAAGCAATTAAAAGGTGGAGCTGGTGAAGAAGGATTTAATTATGGATTAGCTCAAATGAGAGCAAAAGTTGCACCAAAATTTAAAACTTTATCAGATGTCAGTTCTGCTAGAAATCAAATTGTGTCTTCTGAAAAATTTAATGATATAAAAGATTCATTAAATTCAGAGCATGATTATTTGTCTGATAAATTAACAGAAATTATTAATAAAAAAAGTGGAAGTTATTATTCAAGACAAACTGCTGATGCATTATTGGAAGATTTATATACTGGTAAATACAATCCAAAAGATGAATTTAATAAAGAGTATGACGCTTTAATTCCAGCAAGCATTAAAAACAAAGCAAAGAAAGTAGCTTCACAATTAAAATCTATGCCTACTGAATACTTTGAAGCAAAACCACAAAGAGCTGTAGGATTAGAAGAATTTCAAGGAGCTATTATTCCAAAAGAAGCATCTAAAGAAACAAAAGATGTTTTAGCAAAATATGGTATTAAAGATATTTACGAATATGGAACACCAGAAGAAAGAATTAAATTATTCCAAAAGTTTGGTAATAAAATGTTTTCTGCTGGGTTTCCAGTAGGTGTTGGTAGTGGACTATTAGATAGTAAACAAAAAACTGATTAATCAGTAATCATACCTATGTCGCAGGTATGTCTTTCTATCTCGCCATACTCTTTATGTAAGATAATAGCGCACATATCACGACCAGCTCTGTAGCCTTGTCCTTGATGCCATGCATCTCTAGCAGCCAATGTCCTAAAATACTCCACCGTACCACCTTGATACTCTTTCAAATCCCGATGGTGTACGTGACCGACATACCAACAACGGTAAACAGCATTACCCCATTCTTTTGGTTTATCTGATGCCATGATAGACATCATATCTTTGCCTTTAATAGTATCGCCATGCGTAGAGCCTATTAGCACCTTGCCAAACGTGTAGTACCAGCAAACTGATGGTGATAGGTCAACCTCCATGCGTGGCTCGTTATGAAAGTAACAGCTAATCATCAATGCTAGCGCATAAGATGAATGCCCATCGTGGTTACCTTTATTGATTCTGAATACCACCTTTTGATGCTTCTCTAGCAATCGTTTTAGGCAATAAATAATCGCACGTAGACCAACCTGCTGCACTTTTGCCCAGCGACCATCTACATCAAGCTGGTGACCAGAGGCGGTAATATTCTTTTGGTTGTCGGCATGGAACATATCGCCAAGGTTTAGTAGCAATGCCGTATGAGTATTTGGTGAGCTTGCTATCAACCTATCTATTGCGCTACAGGTTAGCTTCTCTGCAATGTCTAAGTCAAAGTCATCGCCAGCGTCTTGATGCCATGCGTACAAGCCAAAGTGTGGATCACCCATAGGAATGACTGTAAGAATGTTGTCAGAGCTAATTGCCGGTGGTGGAATCATTGGTGCTAGACCTTTGATGTCTTCTGCCAGCTCTGCAACAAAGTTACGAACTATCTCCTCTAGTTGACTGTCCTGTACCCGTGTTTTAACCCATTGACCACTAGCTTTACCTTCAGCATTGTAGTAGGTAGACACACCTCGCACTATAAATGGCTCTGGTGCTACTCTAGTCATATCGTGGTTAGGTGAATAACCGGCTAGTGCTGCTTTAGCCTTTAAGCCACGAACAGACACATCAACTACCGTGGCAGTTACACCAAAGAACTTGGCTGCTGCACGATTAGAACCTAGCTCACAAGATTTACTATAATATTCCCATTGTCTATTGGTAGCAAACTGGGCAAGTCTATCGTCTATTGGAGTTACCATAAATATCCTTATGTTTTTGTTTATTATATACATATTTAGAATAGTATGTAGATATAATTAACCCCACCACAATACCTAGTATAAAAGCCTCTTTGTAACACAAGATGTAGTCTAACGTGTACATTTTCGCCTTCTTTTAATGTAATTAATTAATGCTCTACTTTTACTGCTAAACGATTTAAAGCGCCTCATGCGACCATCAAAGTTAGGTTTGCCAGTAGGAAGTTTATAAGGTCGGTATATCAGCATACTTTTCTTTCATTGCCTCAATGCCTCGCATAAGCAAAACTTCAAAGCCTAGCTGCATCAAGTACATCTTACCTTCTTCGTCTATGTCCAGCTCCGCAATACCGCTACCGTCTGGATGGTCTTTAATGTCACCTATCAATTCTATTTTCATATCTGTATCCTATGGTTTACAATCTGTCAGTTATGTTGCCGATAAGTAACAGGTTTTAGTTCAAAACTAAACTAAAAGTGTAGACTTACGCATAAAATTAAACTCAAACATCCGCCAAAGCGACTTTATTGAACCACTTTGCAATATAGTAGAGATTAAATTGAAGTGCCAAGGTAAGTTGCCTTAACACCACCACCAAATTGTACCTCTACAGCACAGTCTTGCGCGTTGCTTCCATTAAAAAGCTTCCATACTCCCCAACCCATAGAAACAACCGCTATTAAAATTAAAGTGCTTATAATTACTACGGCTCTATCTCCACTTGAGTCTTTTTTGCAGTCACACGACCTGCCTTGATTGCAGTTTTGATTGCAGTTTTGATTGCACGGCATATTAGTTTCTCCTTGTTTGTCTGCCCATTTAGCTATTTGCTTGCCACGTTTAAAGAATGCTTTAGTCATGTTTTTAACGCTTCACGTTAAACGTCATCGTAGTGCAGACCATCGTTCC